GTGAGAGAATCATTGCTGAGACTAAGGGGTTACAAAAAGAAATACAACTACTTACGGAAGAAAAACTCCCTCTATCGTTGGAAGTTCGCAAGGCTGAGTCGGATTTGGGGCCTATAAAATATGTGGCAGAAGTAGTTTATGGTACACAAGATAAAGATTTGATTGACAAAGCGGTTCGACTGATAATATTCATCATTATTATTGTATTTGATCCTCTTGCCATATTACTTTTAATTGCGTCTAATCAAACCTACAAAAAATATGCCCTAGATAAACTTGATATGTTACCCGAAAGTAAGGTAAGAAAAAAGAAAAAGATTGACAAAAGGCCTGCTAGTAGTTTAGAATCCTTCTTTGTAGACCCGGATCATGAAGTAATACACAAATCTAAAATTGCCACTTTTGAAGATGATTTGAAACCATGAGAGAAGTAATTGAATTGTTTCCTGTTCCTCTTTACCGAAACAATGTGTTCGTTGATGAGGAAACTAGGCGATTTATAATGAATTGCAAATATGTAAGAAATGATAATGGATTATTTACTGATGCAAATCTTCTTGATACACCAGAGTTATCTGGATTAAAACAACTAATTATTAAAGAATTAGATTTCTACATTTATGATTATTTGAAAGTTGTGAGAGATGTAGGATTTTACATCACATCTTCTTGGGCAGTAAAACATCAAAGAGGTGATTGGGCTCAGGCACATCACCACACAAATAGTATTTTTAGTGGTGTTTTGTATATAAATGTTGATGATAAAAGTGGTGACATAAGATTTATTCGTGATGCAAAGTCTTACAATCTATGGCCCATTTCTGTATGTCCTGATGTAGAAGATGAAAACAGAATTAGTTGTGTTGAATGGACAGTTAGGCCTAAGATAAATGATATATTGATTTTTCCATCTCACCTATCACATGAAGTAACAAGAAGTATTTCTGGTATTGAAAGATGTGTAATTGCTTTTAATGTATTCTTTCAAGGAACTCTTGGTGAAACGGAAACTCTACTGATTTTAAACGGAGAAAAAAATGAGCTTGCTTGAAAAAATTAAAAAGAACTCTACGATTAAAGATAGTTCTATTCTATCGAAATCAAAACTGTTTACTGAAAAAGATATGATCCCTACGGCCATTCCAATGGTCAATGTTGCTTTATCTGGAAGATTGGATGGTGGTTTAACTCCTGGTCTTACTATGTGGGCAGGACCTTCAAAACATTTTAAGACGGCCTTCTCTTTACTAATGGCTAAATCTTACATGGAAAAGTATGACGAATCTGTTTTACTTTTCTATGATTCTGAATTCGGAACTCCACAATCTTATTTCGATACTTTTGCTATCGATACTGACCGAGTGATTCATTCTCCAATTACTGACATTGAGCAGTTGAAGTTTGATATTATGGCACAATTGGAAAATATCAATCGTGGTGATCGTGTTATCATTATAATTGATTCGATTGGTAATCTTGCATCAAAGAAAGAAGTTGAAGATGCTCTTGACCAAAAATCTGTTGCTGATATGTCGAGAGCAAAACAAGTTAAAAGTTTGTTCCGCATGATTACACCACATTTAAATCTTAAAGACATTCCTATGGTGGTGGTCAATCATACGTATAAAGAAATCGGAATGTTTCCTAAAGATATTGTTGGTGGTGGTACAGGTTCTTACTACTCAGCAGATAATATTTTTATTCTTGGTCGTCAACAAGAAAAAGAAGGAACAGAAATCGTTGGATACAACTTCATCATCAATGTTGAGAAGTCTAGATATGTTCGTGAGAAGTCGAAGATTCCAGTTACAGTTTCGTTCGAGGGTGGTATAAACAAGTTTTCGGGTTTACTTGATCTTGCTCTCGAAAGTAATTTTGTCACAAAACCTGCTAACGGTTGGTATGCTAAAGTTGACCAAGAAACTGGAGAAGTTTTAAACAAAGTTCGATTCAATGATACACAAACGGAAGACTTTTGGTCGGATATTTTAGAAAATCCAAAGTTTAAAGAATTCATTAAACAAAAATATGAGATTGCCTATGGAAGCATTATGGGAGAAAATGAAGTTTTGGAAGAAGCAACCGAAGAAAATGAAGCTTGAAGAAAATGTTCATTATAAATTTGTAAACTTCTCTCACACAGAGGTCATTGGCATAGAATTGCTAATGAAAGAGTATGAAGGCACCATGTATCATTACCATAAAGTTGGTGCTGTTGAAGATGAAGGCATAGCTAAACTTCGGTTTAGTTATGTCATCATTACTCCTGGAAATCATGAGATGCAGGCCTTGTTAGAAGATGAAAAATTTCATACAATAATGGGGGATATTCTCAGTAAAATTATTTTAGACTACGAAAAACATGAATCGACTGGAACAAACGATCCTGAAGAACTTGATTTACAATGAAAGCTATACCAGAAAAGTTTTACCATTCATAAGATCAGATTACTTCTCAGACAACATAGAAAAGACTGTATTCAAAGAAGTTTTTGAGTTTGTAAACAAATACAAAAATCTTCCGACATACGAAGCTCTTGTCATCAATTTCACAGAAAGTAAATCATTAACGAGTGAACAAGTCAAAGAATCTATAGACCTAATTAAAGAACTTCATTCTAATCGTGAAGAAAAGGTCGAAGAAAAGTGGTTGATTGAACAGACAGAAAAGTTTTGCCAAGATAAGGCGATTTACAATGCCATCATGGAATCTGTTCAAATCTTGGATGATAGAAACAAAGGCAAAACAAAAGGAGAAATTCCAAAACTTTTGAGTGATGCTCTTGGCGTTTCTTTCGACCAACACATCGGCCATGATTACATGAACGATTATGATTCACGGTATGACTTCTATCATAAAGTTGAATCGAGAATCAATTTTGATTTGGACATTTTCAATAAGATCACCAAAGGCGGTTTGCCAGTAAAAACTCTGAACATTGCTCTTGCTGGTACCGGTGTTGGTAAATCTTTATTCATGTGCCATGTTGCGGCCTCTTGTTTGTCTCAAGGTAAAAATGTTTTGTATATCACGCTTGAGATGGCTGAAGAAAGAATTGCCGAACGTATTGATGCCAATCTTTTGAATATTGATTTGAATGAACTGAGAACCATCAGTAAAGATGACTATGATAAGAAGTTTCAGATTCTAAGAAATAAAGCCAATGGTAAACTAATTATCAAAGAATATCCTACGGCATCTGCTTCGTCTTTGCATTTTCGAGCATTACTCAATGAACTGGCTTTGAAGAAAAGTTTTTCTCCTGAAATCATCTTCATTGATTATCTGAATATTTGTTCTTCGTCTAGAATAAAACCTGGCGGAAGTGTGAACTCTTACACATATGTAAAATCTATTGCTGAAGAACTTCGTGGATTGGCAGTTGAGTTTAATGTCCCAATTGTTTCTGCTACACAAACAACAAGAAGTGGTTTTACCAATTCAGATCCTGGGCTTGAAGATACTTCAGAATCTTTTGGCCTTCCTGCAACAGCTGACTTTATGTTTGCTCTTATTACTAACGAAGAACTTCAACAACTAAACCAGATTATGGTAAAACAATTGAAGAATCGTTATTCGGATCCAAATGACTATAAAAGATTTGTTGTTGGGGTTGACAGAGGTAAAATGAGACTGTATGATACTGAACCTGATGCACAAAATGGAATAACGGATTCAGGACAACCCGATGACACACCTCCGTTGAATAACTTTGGTAAACGTGAACGTAAATTCTCCAAAAACTTTGGTGGACTAAAAGTATGAGTTTGACAAAAGACCAGGCTGTTTATTGTGCTAACATATTCTCAAATTACTTTGATAAGTTTTCGAGAATCGATGAGTACATGAGAGAACAAAAAAAGGTTTCTATGGCCGAAAGGCCTTTTGTTTTACCTGGTATGGGACCAGAAGAAGATTTGTTTTCCGATTTTACAATTTCACCAGAGAAAATGAATTTTGAAATTGTTGAACTGCCGCAAGAAAGATGGGACATTTATTTGAACATGATTTCTTCTCATTCAAATATGACAAGTATACCTGGTCGTTCTCTTAGATTGGCTGTTCTTGAAACAACAACGAACAAATGGTGTGGTTTTATTCGCCTTGGTTCACCAGTAATTAATTGTAAACCAAGAAATGAAATGCTAGGCCAAGTATTCACACAAATCGATGGTGGTGCTCAATTGTTTAATCAATGTGCTGTCATGGGTTTTGTGATTGTTCCTGCACAACCATTCGGGTTTAATTATCTTGGCGGCAAATTGATGGCAGCTATATGTACGACACATGAAGTTCGTGAGAAGCTGAATAAAAAATATGATATGACTACATGTTTGTTTGAAACTACAAGTTTGTATGGTTCAACAAAGGCTGTTTCTCAGTATGATGGCATGAAACCATACATTCGATATAAAGGCTTGACTGATAGTGATTTTCTTCCAATGCTTCATGGCAAAACATACACGGATTTGAAAGACTATATCGAAAATATACTCGGCGAACCATTGGCACCAGAAGCTGCTTCAAGTAGAAAGTTAAAAATATCAAACGCTATTGTATCTCACATCAATGTTGCTCTCAGAGGAACACCTGAAGGCGCCAAGTTCAAACAAACAATTGAAAATGCCAAAAATTTAAATGAACAGAAAAGATATTATGTTTCAGATTATGGTTTTAATAACATGATAGATTTTGTCAACGGTAAAACAAATAAGTTGACAAAGGGCGAAAACTATGATAAATTCTATCTGAAGAATGTAATTGAGTGGTGGAGAAAGAAAGCCACAAATAGATTTGAAAATCTAAAGGCAGAGAATCGTTTAAGAACTGACATTGAAGTTTGGACTGGCGACACTGAGTTGGACATTATACGATAGGCATAAATACATAAAACTCTTTAGGAGACTTCATGAGTGCGGCTTCAGATAAATTTGAACAAGACGTTGCCAAGTCAATCAATAAACTGCCTGGAATAAAAGCTACTAGACCAAAAGTGAGTACAGAATACTCAGACGTTAAGGTTGAGTATAAAAATATAAAAACTTGGGTTGAAGTAAAAATGTCTCATACAGACAATCTTTCTAATCCAAGGGTCTTTTATGATGGCGGTAAATGGAAAACTACGTATAAAACTCCTACAGCAAAAGCTGCCGTGGACATTTTAAACAAATCTGCTCAGGCAAAAGCCTTTATAAAGGCTATTGCTAAGTTTTCTGGAATACCAGAAAAACAGATAAAGATTCCAACAACTAAATCCGGACTCAAAGAACCTGGAGCAGTTCCTCTACATGTGATGAAAGCTTATTTCGATCAGCCAAACATCAATCGATACATTGCTAATGATGAAAATAGAGATTTAGGAACATTAGTTACTGAACACTATACAGAAGGCAAAGCAGAACCAGCCTATTACATGCAGGCGGGTGATGATTTTTATTTGATTTCAAAAAAGAATCCTCTTGGTCTAACAGGAGTTCCTGTGCTAAGTGGATCAGGAGATTTCAAAGTTCGTGTTGCAACTCGATCAGAATTTTATGAAGTGCAAGCAGAAATAAAAATTAAAAAAATGCCAAATAGCAAATTCTCTGTAGCACCTGGCACAAAGAAACCAAATCCATTTATGAACATGAAAAAATGAAATTTTCAGAATTTTTAACAGAGTCAAAAGAAGGTAAAAATTTACATCTCGAACATCTCGAAGATGAGATTCTTAATAATGGAGTTGTTGGTGCTAGAAGTTCCATAAATTTCTTACAATCTTTACGTGACATGTTAGCAGGAAAATCTGCAACAAAAGTAAATGTCACAACAAAATGGGATGGATCTCCAGCTATATTTGCCGGCATCAATCCCGAAAATGGTAAATTTTTTGTAGGTACTAAAGGAGTGTTTGCAAAAAATGCTAAATTAAATTATACTGAAGAAGATATTGATAATAATCACCCTGGTGAAGGACTGAATCATAAACTCAAAGTTGCCTTGCGATATCTTTCCAAATTAGGAATAAAAGGCATTTTACAAGGTGATATGTTATTCACCAAAGGTGATATAAAAAAACAAAACATTGATGGTACACAATACGCTATTTTTCAACCAAACACTATTGTTTACGCTGTGCCTTTTGATTCGCCATTAGCCTTTAAGATGATGACGGCTCAATTGGGTGTAGTGTTTCATACTTCTTATACTGGCAAAACAATGGAAGATATGAAAGCATCTTTTAATATAGACATTGGCCATTTAACTCATACAAAAGATGTTTGGTTCAGAGATGCTACATTCACAGATGCTTCAGGTATGGCATCTTTCACAGAAAAAGAAACTGAAGATATAACTAGATTACTTTCTCAGGCAGGAAGAACATTCAACACAATCAATTCTTTAACCCTAAATCGTATATCTGCTAGTGATGTTTTTAAAAACTATATCAAAACTTTTAACAACACCAAAATACGATCTGGTCTGAAGATAAAAGACCCAAGAGCACATACACTAGAATTAATAAGATATGTTGAAGATAAATTAAACAAAGAAGTTTTGTCGGCAAAAAGAGAAGATACAAAGAAAAAAAGAATCAAAGAGAAAACTGACGTTATGAGATTCTTTAGAAATTCTTCCGAAGATTTGGTAAGAATTTTTACACTCATGAATATATTAGTTGATTCTAAAAATATGGTTATCAGAAAACTTCAGGAGATGAAACAAGTTACTCATACATTCTTGAGAACTTCCGAAGGTTTCAAAGTCACTGACCCTGAAGGATTTGTTGCAGTGTCAACAATTACTGGAGGTGCTGTAAAACTAGTAGATAGATTAGAATTCAGTCAAGCAAACTTTAATGCAGCGAAGGCGTGGGATAAGTAAATGGAAAAGAAATTTGATTTAACGGCCATTTTGGCAGAATATGACGAGGATGATTTTGGTTTCACCGCTATTGATGAAGAAGAATATACATCAGTAATTGCTGAGAAAGAAGAAACCGTAGAAGAATACAAAGAGAGACTTGTTCAAGTTGAAAAACTTATTTTACCGTTTTTGACCAAACTTCTTAAAACAGCAGATCAACCAATCATAAAATGGCCAAACAGAAGGCCAATTCTAGAAGCACAAATACAAAAGATTTTAAACTTGACAAGAGGTTAAATTGGTAGAAATAACTTCAGCTGCAGCAAAAAAAATTAAAACGATTATTGATGAAGAAGATCCTTCATTGAAGCTTCGTGTATTTGTTCAAGGTGGAGGTTGTTCAGGGTTTCAATATGGTTTTTCAATAGAAGAATTACCACCACATGATGATGACTTTACATTTGAAAAAGATGGTGTTGAAGTTGTTATAGATAGTATGAGTATGCAATACTTGAATGAAGCAGTAATCGATTATGAAGAAACGCTCATGGGATCCAATTTTAATATTAAAAATCCTAACGTAACCGCAACTTGTGGTTGCGGTTCTTCATTTACGGTGTAGTATGATAAAAATACCAAGACCAAAAAAAGAAGTCAGGCAAAATATAAAATCTGACATTTTACCAAAAGCTGGCGCCGGCCAGTGGGGTACTAAAGAATTGGCAGACACGTATAAACGAGATACACCTGGACAAAACATTACCAAATTTAAAGACTACAAAACAACTAAGTAATATAATGGAGATTTGTTATGAAAGATTTGATTATTGGTGCGAGTACCAATTACGATTGGTCTAAGCTAAAATACTGGATAAACTCCATCAATCAATCTGGTTTTGATGGAGATAAAGTTCTCATTTTGATGAACTGTGATGCTGAAACTGTTAAAAAGGTCAGCGAAGCAGGATTTAAGATCATTGGTTTTCAACAAGACAATGAAGGCAACCTTCGTTACGAGTCAAAACTTCCAATTCATGTAGAAAGATTTGGTCACATATACGAGTATCTAAGAAAAAATGATTATCGTTATGTGATTACAACCGATGTTAAGGATGTAATCTTTCAACAAAATCCAATTGATTACCTTGAAGCCAACATTATTTCAAAGAATCTAGTTTTTTCTTCCGAAAGTATTTTATACAAAGATGAACCGTGGGGTAATCAAAACTTATATGAAACATATGGACCTTATATACATGACGCTTTTAAAGGCAATGAGATATTTAATGTTGGTGTTCTTGCTGGTCATGGTTTTGCTATGCGTGACTTGGCGATCAACATCTTCGCCGCAGCCACAAATAGACCGATCCCTATATGTGACCAGTCTACATTTAACTTCTTAATCTCAATGAGTCCTTACAGAGAAACTTCTAAGTATTCTGTATCCGAAGATGGTTGGGCATGTCAATTGGGAACCACTGCTGATCCATCAAAGATAGAAAGTTTTAGACCTTATCTTTTAGAAGAATCTCCAAAATTAGAAAATGATATAGTAACAACGTCTAAAGGTATTCCTTACCATATCGTACACCAGTATGATCGGGTGCCAGAATGGCGAAAAATAATTGAGGCGAAATATGGCTAATGCACTTGTAATTTCTGGTCACCTTAGAACATTTAAAAACATTGCTGAGGAATTAAAACATTTTGTTTCCCTAAATGAACTCGATGTTTACATGTACGTTTGGGATGAAGGCAATCAACAAGATATAGACTATGCAGTTGAAATGTTGAGTCCCACTAAATGGTTGGCTGAGAAGAATGAAATCTATGCTCAAGATTTTCTAGATGCGGAAAATAAAATCGCAGAGAAAAATCCAAAGCAATTGATTACACCAGATAGAAATCATGTTACTTTGTCGATGCATTTTGCCCGTAGAAAAGCATTTGAGTTGATTGATAAAGAATATGACAATGTTATCTTCACACGGTTTGATACACATTTATATCCATTTAAAGTAAGAAGTTTGGTTGAATCTTATCCTGATGTTGTAATTACACCGACAAATGAGCAATATGGTATGGTGTCAGACATTTTTGCTGTTATTCCTTGGAAATATGGAGATAACTATTTCTTCTATCCAAGAGCAGAAAAAATCCTTTCGACAAGGTTCAGTAAGAAATACAAAGAATGGTTATCTGAAAAGTTTTGGTGGGAAAATGGACAAAGAGACATTAAACTACATGATGAAAATCGATATTGTCCTCATATGCTTTGCATGAGAAACTATTTCGAAACAAATACACCATATGTTGTGGTTGATCTCCCAGTTATGATTAAAAGGTAAAAAATGAAAATTGCATTATGCCTATCTGGTCAGGCCAGATGTTTTGACAAAGTTTACGAATATGTAAAAAGAAATCTTTTAGACAAACATGATGTGACTGTTTTTTGCCATGTTTGGGACTTTTCTGAAGTTGAAAAGTTAAAAGAACTTTATAAGCCACAAAACATTATTGTTGAGGCTTCAATCAAACCTGACCTGTCAAAATACACCAGAGTTCCTCCACCACAACCAAACTGGAAAGTAAAAGATCCAGCATTATCAACCTATGCTCAGTTTTATTCACTGAACGTGGCCAACAAGTTGAAGATGCAATATGAAAAAGAGAACAAAATGACTTTTGATTGGGTCATTCGTTCGAGGTATGATTTTACTTTGAATGTAGAAATTCCTTTTGATACACTAGACAGTAATAAGTTGTATATTCCAAATTGTCGTAGAACACCCGGTCGTGATTTTGGTAACGATCAATTTGCTTTTTCTTCTTCACGGAACATGGACAAATATTGTAATGTGTTCAACCGAATTGATGAATTCTATGATATTGGTACTACGATGATTGGCGAAGAAATGATGAGTATGAATTGGAAAACGACAGGATTAGTTGGAGAAAATTTAGTTTATTGTGATATGAATCATCCTTTCCCTCCTGGTCCACACAATGGAACTTGGCACTCTTTGATGAGAGATGATTTTGAAAAGTGGTAAAATTAGTAAAAGAATTAAAGGGATATTCGGATTCTAAAGTTTCTTTGATGTATGATGATAAATTCTTTGTTAGAAAAACTGGAAACATTCATCGTAACCTAGAGAGATACGATTCATTATCGAAAATTGGTTTATCTATACCAAAACTGTATGAAGTTTATGGAAATTATTATGATATGGAATACATCTCTTGCCTAGAGATGAAAAAATACCTATTACTTAATTCAACAACTAATCTAATACACTTTCTAAAAGAAACAATAGATAAATTCAAAGAAACATCTATAGAAAAAGATTATACCGAAACTTATAAGAGCAAACTATCAACATTTGACTTTTCTAGTTATTCTTTGCCATTTACGAGTGAACAACTAATTGATAGACTTCCCAAAAAGTTACCTTGGTCTGAGTATCATGGGGATTTTACTTTAGAAAATGTTTTATATGACACAAATAATTCTAGGTTTGTTTTAATAGACCCCTTGACAACAGAGTATGATTCGTATATATTCGATCTAGCAAAACTGAGACAAGATTTGGTGTGTAAGTGGTTTGTGAGGCATGATTCTTTATTTTTAGATTCCAAACTACAATCAATATACGATAGTTTAAAGATATACGACCACTTTGAAAATAATTATTTGTTGATATTGATGTTACTGAGAGTTTTGCCTTATACAAAAAATGATAATGATAAAAACTATTTGTTGAATGAAGTGAGAAAATTATGGAAATAATTATGCCTTGTGCCGGTCTATCTACAAGATTCCCAAATCTTAGACCAAAATACCTATTGACGGATTACAACCGAAAGTTGATGATTGAAAGTGCAGCCAAAAACTTTATTGGAAAATACCCTGTCACTATTATTATTCTCAGAGAACATGATGAGAAATTTAGTGCTGTGCAAAAACTTCGTGAAGCTTTTGGTGATGAAGTCAGAATAGTTGTTTTAGATAGTCCAACTTCTGGACCAGCTGACACAGTTTATCAGACACTAAGAGTGATGGAAATAAAAGACTCGATTCTTATAAAAGATTGTGATGGGTTTTATGATTCAGAATTGGTCGAAGGTAATGCTGTTTATGTTTCAAAATTATCCAAGAATCCAGATATACGTAATGCTCCGGCTAAAAGTTATACAATAACGAACGAACAAGGTCTTGTAACAACAGTTGTCGAGAAACAAATCGTAAGCAATAGTTTTTGTGTTGGAGGCTATCAATTCGAATCTGCTGACGAGTACATCAAGGCGTTCGAAGAACTGAAGAAAAATGACTCTGAGATTTTTGTGTCAAATATCATTGACTACATGATATCGAATGGTAAAGTGTTTGTAGAGAAAGAAGTTGAAAACTTTATTGACGTTGGAACTGCCGAAGATTGGTTTAAGTTTAATGACAAACCAACTTATTTCTGTGACATAGATGGAACTTTAGTTCTAAGTAAAACCTTCCATGATGAACCCTATGAACCTCTAGTCAACAACGTGAAAGTTCTACTTAAAGAACAAGAACGTGGTTGTAAATTTGTTTTCTGTACAGCAAGAAATAAAAAGCATGAGGCTTACACAAGGCAAACCTTGAATGAACTGGGCTTCAAAGACTATGTTTTGATTATGGAAACAAACCATGCTCGCCGTGTCTTAATCAATGATTTCGCCAGTTCTAATCCTTATCCTTCTGCTGTTGCTCTGAATATTCGTAGAGATGAAGATAATCTAGAGGAAATGATATGAACATCATGATTACTGGTGGTGCAGGTGGCATAGGATCTACATTAGCCTTGATGCTAAAGAAAAAAGGATACGATATTGTTGCTGTAGACAACTTCAATAATGGTTATCCAGAAAACCTGAAAGAAAATGGAAGATATTTCTGTGAAGTTTTAAACCTCGACATAAGACAAACAAATCGCCTAAAAGAGGCAATGGACTTCTATAAAATAGATGCGGTTGTACATTTAGCCGCTTTAACTTCTTTGCCTGCTTGTGAATCCAATCCTTCTGAGTGTATCGATGTAAACGTGGCAGGAACAGCTTCAGTGTTAAATGCAGCGAGATTATCTAAAGGTCAAAGAGTAATTGCTGCTAGTACATCAGCCATATATGAATGTAATGAAAAATCAGAAGCTCCTTTTACTGAAAATCTGAAAGTAAATCCTAGACTGTTTTATCCTTTGTCTAAAAAATTAATGGAAGAAGTCATTGAATCGTACATTAAAAATTATGGAATGGATATAGTCACTCTCCGGTTTTTTAATGTGTTTGGTCCAAGGCAAGATATACACAGACCATCGCCACCACTGATAAATTATATTGTTCGAGAATATTACCACAAAAGACCTATGACTTTCTTTTCTGATGGTATGCAACAAAGGGATTATGTGCATGTAGATGATGTTGTTGACCTAATAGAAAGGTGTCTTGATAAAACCAATGAAAGACTTCCTGGTTCGGTGATGAATGTTTGCACAAAGACTTTGACCTCTGTAAGGGATATCATACATTGTGCTGAAAAGGCCTTTGAGACTAAACTTGATTATAGATTTGAAAAACCTAAAAAATATTGGAGTAATTATATTTCTCTCTACGAAGGATTACCACTTTCTGAAAGTGTAATTGAAAAAGAAGTAAACAAATTTGCTTTAGGATCATTCTGTAATGCTTTCTTGGCAACTGGATGGAGACCTAATCAAAATATAGAAAAATTAATGATCGAAACCATGAGACAAAATTATGAGCTTATTGCCAGATAAAAATTTAGTATTACTCACATCAGCCCTTGTTCCAAATAATCAAGGTGCTGTGTCGCCAGAAGAACGGTTTAAACAGACGTTAGATTCCATAAAATCTCTACGCCAACATTTTCCAAATGATTATATCTTTTTTACCGATGGTTCTTCAAATGATATACCTCAAGAATGGTTGCAACAACTTCATGACCTAAAAACCTTAGATGCTATAGCGGTTTGGAACTTTGATTCTGACATACAAGCCTTATCATCGGCTGGCAAAAAGAGTGAAACAGAAATTGTTCTGTTGGTCAAAACTCTTACAGCTTTACTTCAAAATCCAGACCTACAGAAAATGATGTACTCTGTGAAAAGAATCTATAAGTTTTCTGCCAGAACAGTTTTGCATGAAGATTTTGATCCTAAAGAACATGACCACTATGGTAAATATGTTTTTAAAAAGCGAATACATTCTTGGTTGATGCCAACAAAACAAGCTGTAACTACAGACCATTTGTTTATCACAAGAATGTATTCTCTTTGTCCATCTTTAATTACTGATTACTGTCACACACTTATAAAATGTTTTGAAACGGTGAATAGTTATGGCATTGATACTGAACATGCACACCATCAACATATAGATAAGAAGTATCTTGTAGAATTAGAAAAACTCCATTGTGAAGGCATCGTCGCCGGATCTGGTGCAACAGAAACTTACTGAGGTGAAAATGAATTTATGGGATTATTTTGAAAACAACACTAGTAAAAAAATTACCAAGTGGACACATTACTTTTGGGTATATGAAAAACATTTTTCAGCACTCAGAGAAAAACCAATTAAACTTTTAGAGATTGGTATTCTCAATGGTGGTTCTCTACAAATGTGGAAAGAATATTTTCATCCAGACAGTTTGATCGTTGGCATTGATTTAAATCCGAACTGTAAAGAACATGAAGATACCGAAAAGAACATTCATGTGAGGATTGGAAACCAAGCCGATGAAAAGTTTCTTCAATCTTTAGTTGATGAATTTGGAGAATTTGATCTTGTGATCGATGATGGAAGCCACCATGTAGATCATGTAAACAAAACATTCAAGTTTTTATTTCCAAAAATTTCGAAAGATGGCACTTACTTCATCGAAGATACACATGCGGCTTACTGGAGTTCTCATGGCGGTGACCTACATCATCCTGAATCTATCAACAATGTATCTAAAAACATGATTGATAAGATAAATGCGGATCACTGTCCGGGTCAAGTGGAACCAGACTGGTATACCAAAAATCTAAAGTGTATGACCGTCTATGACAGTATTGTAGTTTTTGATCGGGGTGACGTTGGCGTTAAAAAACCAATGGAAATTGGTGGGCAAAAGTCGGAGGAGGTACTGGTTATCAAGACTCATTAAATACTAAATACCTCATTATAAACTGCTGCAGAGGCGGAAAAAATGAGGTTTACAGAATTTCTTACTGAGAAAGCGGAAAAACATGCGGTCATGGCTTTTGGCCGTATGAATCCACCAACAACTGGACACGAAGTCCTAGTCAACAAAGTAAAAGACGTAGCGAAAAGCGTAGGTGGTTCTCACCACGTTATCTTGTCCCATAGTCAAGATACAGAAAAAAATCCATTATCTTCTGAACAAAAGGTCAAACATGCCAAGAGGTTTTTCCCTGGCACAAACATAACGACCGCTAGCAAAGACAAACCTACTTTTCTCCATCATGCCTCTGAACTCCATAAAAGTGGTGTAACACATTTACACATGGTTGCTGGTTCAGACCGTGTTGATGAATACAAAAAGACCTTACACAAATATAATGGCGTAAAAGGTCCACACGGACATTTTAACTTCAAACACATCGAAGTTCATTCGGCTGGCGAAAGAGATCCTGATGCCGAAGGAACAACTGGTATGTCTGCTTCAAAGATGAGAGGGCATGCTAAATCTGGTAACTTCAAAGAATTCAAAAAAGGCATACCATCACATGTAGCAGATCATCATGCTAAAGAACTTTATAGTGATGTTCGTAAAAGTATGAGTATAAAAGAATTCATAGAAATCAATGATAGTTTCAATGAGCTACTAAAAGAGGGTGTACATGATGAAGGCATCTTTAAAGCTGTATTTTTAGCTGGTGGTCCTGGTTCAGGTAAAGACTACGTTTTGAGTAATACTTTAGATGGTCATGGCCTAACAGAAATTAATTCAGATAAGGCTCTTGAGTATCTAATGGACAAAGAAGGTCTGGATAAGATGATGCCAGCTTCTGAAACAGAAAAACGTGATCTTGTACGTGGTCGAGCAAAAAGTGTTACTGAGTTACGCCAACGATTATCTTTGTTAGGAAGAAACGGCCTTATTATCAATGGCACAGGCGATGACGTAGAAAAAACAAAAAAGATTAAAGATGAATTAGAAAAACTTGGTTACGATACATCCATGTTGTTGGTGAATACAAGAGATGATATCTCAGCAGCAAGAAACATTGAACGTGGTCAAAGAGGTGGCAGAACTGTACCTGAAACCATTCGTAAAGAAAAATGGGAGAATGTACAAAACGCTCGCACAGAATACGCTAAGGTTTTTGGTAACAATTACATGGAATTTGATAACTCCGAAGATTTAAGAAGTGCTGATCCTGAAGTAGTGAGAGAAAAGAAACAAGAACTTCTACAACTTTTTAGACAAGTAAAAGATTTTGTTGCGGCTCCACCACAATCGCCAGAAGCTCAATTCTGGGTTGCAAACGAACTAGACAAAAAGGATACTCTCGAAGTGCCAAAAGATGGTGCCGAGATGATTCCTCACTCTGACAATAAAGCCGCTGAAGAAGCAAGAAAACTAGGACTACAGTATTATGGTTTTGGTCGTTACGGTAAAAACGGAGAAGTAACTCATAGATCAGTTCATGGTTCTCTGGTCATGGTTACAAAACAAGAGCCAAAACAACCAAAATTACCAACACCGGGGTCATCACCTATGTCAGAAGATTTACGACAGTGGTTTGATCCAAAGCATCCAAAAGGTGGTTGGAAGCGAATCAATTCTAAAGGTGAAGCGATTGGTCCTTGTGCAAGAGAACCAGGCGAAGCAAAACCAAAATGCATGTCAAATGAAAAGAGAGCATCATTGTCTAAAAAAGAAAGAGCATCAGCGGTTTCAGCAAAACGCCGTCATGATCCAAATCCAGAACGTAAAGGTAAACCAATTAATGTATCGAATTTTGGCAAAGGAAAATTATCTGAAGCAGTAACAGTTTCGGTTACTGGTGATACGGTTGATGAAGTAAAAGATTTTTTCAATACTTTTAATAATAATACACCTTATGAAGAATCTTATGGACTGTCCGATTCTATAGAAGATTTGGTAACATTAGGTAAAACCATGCAGCCATTTGGCGAAAAAATGGAAAATACAACTATAACAAACGAAATGATTGCAGGCATTCACGAAGAAAAACAAACTAATTTATTAAAAGATAGAAATGGTAATGTTAGAGTTTTCATGTTACGTGCTACTGCAGCAAAAGAAGCTCACACAAAACAAGGTACTGTTTTAAAACATAAAAAGGGTTATGTTGTTAAACTAAAAGAGGAAGAAGAAAATGTTGAAGTTTTTAAAAGAACTATTGGGAATTGGCTTGAAGAATCCAAACAGGCACGGATTGGAGGGAGCATCAACAGCTCCAAACCAGGAATTCTTACAGAGAGTAGAACAGTATTCTCAACCGGAAGTGAAAGAACCAGCGCAGGTGAAGGAACCAGTGCAGGAAATTTCACCGACTCAAGAGGAAAAATCACCCTCTCAGAAATCAAACAAAAACAGAAAGAAAAAATAATAGAGTCTATTGATAAAGGCATTGAACCTGGATTATCAATGGCAACCTCTGGTGAGAATCTTGGAAGATCAGCTACAAAAGTAAAACCACTGAAAAAGCCATTAGAAGAACTTACCGGTGATGAAACAACCTATAGCATTGGAAGCCAAAAAGAAGATGAATTAAAGAAAAAAGGGATCGATCTAAAGACATTTAGATCCAAAAAATTCATAGGGTAAAATATGAAAACATTTAAACAACACCTAGATGAGAGATGCTGGCCTGGATATAAAGAAACACCTGGCAAAAAAGCATATTCTAAAGGATCATGTGTAAAAGAAGAAG